CGTCAACATAAGACACAGACCTCGTCATGTAGTAGACGTACAAGAATCTATAGAAGATTTTGTAAGATCGTTGGATGAAAATACGCATGTAGAATGGGGGGAGGATCATGAAGAAAGATGAACTACAGATTGTATTGATTGATTGGCTCGACGCTATGTCGGATGATAACTCATGGCAAGAGTTAAAAGAATTAGAAGAACAAAAGCTAAGACCTGTCACAAGTGTCGGATATGTTATCAAAGAAGATAAGGATTCCGTCATTCTTGTATCATCTTTTGATGAAGAAAGTCAATGTGGTGGTGGGGGTGTTGTTATCCCTACCAATTGTATTACAAATAAAACAGTATTGAAAGGACAAATTAATGTCGAATGATTATGATTGGAGAACTAATCTATTCGTCTATGGCACACTAAAAAAGAACGGCAGATTACACAGTGTGCTAGGTAATTCATCTGAATTTGTTGGCACATATGTGACAGCAGATAACAAGTATGATTTGTTTAGTTACGCAAAAAGTTTTCCTATTCTTGTGGCAAGAGAGAAAGGATTTAGAATACGGGGTGAGGTGTGGTCAGTCACACCAGAAACTATGGATAGAGTAAATGCTATCGAGAGTGGATCATCATACTACCCTTTCCAAATAGATGTGATGAATGAAGTAACAAAAGAATATGAGGTTGGATCTGTGCTAGTCTTTATGTTCCCTGGGAACAACCATAGGCTTATGCCTGTTAAAGATATTGAAGCAGTAGATAACGTGAAAGAATGGAAATTATGAATCATATAATATTTTCTGTCATAATATTTATTACCTTGACAGCCTTGCCACTATCAGTTATAGTCGGCTTACTTACGGAACCAGCATATCAAAATCCGTTTGCATATGCTATGGCATTATTATTTATTTACATAGGAGTAAAAGCATGGAACCCTACAAGAAAAAAATAGAACAAGACGATGACATCTTAGAAGATGGTGACTTTGTATTAGATGGATACACAGTTAATATCGAAGACACATCTAAACATAACGACGATTTAAGTTTAGATCACAATGACTATGAACATATACAGGAGGAATATGGCGTACAATCCGAAGACATACAACCTATTGCACTCGACAGATTTATCGAACGCATTGGAAAAAGCCGTCGATCATCTGGATAATAGTGAGAGCGATGAGCCTTGTATATATCTAAGGCATGACAAACCATTTGCTTTGAAGATGAGATTGTATAGATATGTCAAAGCATATCGTACACAAATGAAAAGCAAAGACAGTGTAGATGAAATGCGATATGATCATTTAGTGTTTGACATTAAAAATGATTGTGTTACAATTACATCTTCATTAGAATCAAAATCATTTGACATGACAGATGAGGAAGGAAATAAACTATGAGCGATGACTTAAATAAAGTCCAACAAAAATTGTTTACTGATTGTTTGGAAGACTTAAGAAAACCTATTGCAGATTTATGTATGAAGTATCCCATGGCAGTTGTTGAATCAGCACTGATTGAAATGGGTATGCGAATGATACTAACATCAGCAGGTAGTTTGCCCGCGTTGCATATGTTATCAGTGTGTGTACAGAATGCAACTTCGATAGGACATTTAATAGAAAAGGACCTGGCTTCCATGAGGGAAGAGGGGCAAGAACCAGACGCATTGGAGGATTGGCTATACAATGCAAACATTACAGGAAAGACCATACATTGATCATGTGCCCACACAACTTAAGTATTGGGCAGATAAAATGTATGACGCAGAGTTCGAAGGTAGGTGGCGGCAATACCACGAAGCAAAGTCACTCTACCTTCGCTATAAAAAACTAAGTGAAGAAGGAGTGGAGTATGAACCTAATTTTTAATTTAATAAAAAAACTTATTGACAAATTTTTTAAACGTGATAAGTATAAACCTCATAAAAGATATATGAGAGGAGGGAGACAAGATGAAGTATGATGTTACAACTAGCCACATGTATACGCAACACTGGACAGTGGAAGCTAAGACTAAAGAAGATGCGGCGAAACAAGTAATGGAATCCAACATGAAGTTTGATAAAGTTACTCGTAAATATGTATCTAATAAATTAACTATGGGTTTGGTTACAATACCAGACGCAAAGATTATGTCAGTTGAACCGTATGATACGGCAGGCTTAGATGAACCACAAATAGATACAATTAGTTATGGAGGAACAGATCCAGAATGAGTGAAGAACTAGAGATACCAACAGAACTATTAGAGAAAGATCCTATGGAACTTGCAGACAGCCAGAAAGATATTGATACAATCATTAAGTATCTACAAAAGACTCGTGAGAATATTAGAGCGGCAGAGAAATCTGGTAAAAGAATAACAGGCAAGGCGGCAAGAACTAAAGCCAAACCTGTGACAGAAGGTAGCATATTAGATGTGTTAGTTAAAGATGTCTAAACCAGATAGGATTCCAAAGTATGTTTATGTAGATGATAAACCTAAACAAGTGGTGTGGGATACGTCAAGTCTTTCAACTTTCTTGGCGTGCCCCCGTCTATATAATCTAACAAACTTGCGTGGGTATAAACTAAAAAGTTATGGCACGGTTACGGGCTTTGGCTCTGCGGTACACGACGCATACGAGATCTTAGATAGGGGTAGGTTTCATAACAAAAGTAAACAAGATACATTGCGTGAAGCAATTGAGTTTACACTTAAAAATTACGGAGCAGATCTATCTTTGTCAGAAGATAAAGCCAGAGGATTAGAAGCCGCACTGCGTGCAATAGTATGGAGAGTGGATGAATACTGGGATGATAACATAAAGATAGCGTCTATGCCTAATGGTGAACCGTGTCTTGAGAAAAGATTTGAAGTACCTTTTGGCGACACAGGCAAAAGATTTTCTGGTAGGATAGATAAGATAGTAGAGTTTGAAGGTGGCTTGTATCTGTGCGATACAAAAACAACTAAAGCTTCTTTAAGTGATATGTACTTTAGAAACTACCAACCAAACAACCAAGTGTATGCATACTTGTGGGCGGCGAGACACATATTAAATTTACCTGTGCGTGGATTTATTATAGATGCAGTTCAAACTGGTGTACACTTTTGTAGATTCAATCGTTCAGTATTTAATGTATCTAACTTATCCATCGATGAGTGGTACGCTGATACGATACACAGTTTAAATATATCTGAGGCTTACTGGGATAGTCAATATTATCCTGCTAACTTTACATCATGTGGAAACTATGGTGGTTGTAAGTTCAGGGAAGTGTGTGCCGAATCACCTGACCACCGTGTCACGTTGTTGAGAGAAGACTTTGAAGTTGCGTTACACGATGACCTGATCAGAGAAGCAGAAGTCATACACGCAGAAAATTTATTTGGTAAAAAAACTTCTTGACAAAAATTTTAATTATGCTAATATTACAAAATACAGGAGATAAATATGGCAAGTATAAAAAATCATACATCAGTAGATGTAACCAAGTTACTACTCGTAGGGGATAGTGGCTCTGGTAAGACGGCTTCATTAGCCACCCTTGCGAACGCAGGATACAAGTTACGTATCTTAGATTTTGACAACGGCTTAGACATTTTGCCCGAGTTCTTAACAGACACAGGTGTCAACAACGTTTCTTATGTTTCGTTGAAAGATCCTATGGGCAAAGCGGAGGCGTTTCGTAAGGGTGCAACTTTAATTTCCAATTGGAAAGATGAAGATGAAGAATACGGTCCTGTTTCTAAATGGACTAATAAAGATGTGTTAGTTATTGACAGCTTGACATTGATGGGCGAGGCTGCACTTCGTGCTGCTCTTGTTTTCAATAACAAGAAGTCAACTGATCAAGCGTCGCAACCAGAATGGGGAACGGCGGCTCGTGATGTGCAACATATCATACAGTACATAACAGGATCGGAAGTGCCTTGTAACGTGGTTGTTACAACGCATATGCAATACATGGAAGGAGACATGGGCGTGTCCAAAGCGTACCCAACTAGCGTAGGTTCTAAACTATCTACAAAGCTAGGCAGATACTTCAACTGTGTGTGCAGAATTGATACACGTTCTTCTAGCAAAGGAACCGAGAGGACTTTGCGTACTGTGTCTGATCACAGGATGGATCTCAAAGTTACTGCACCAAGTCTTATTGGTCAGACAACTGAATTAGATCTAGCTAAATTGTTCAGTGCAATACAGCAAAATGCTCGCAAGAAATTGTCAGCAGACAATGTAATCAACTTAAATAAAGGAGGTAATTAATGGCTGAAATATCAGACTTTTTATCAATGAATCCAGATGACGTACAGGAACAGATGCCTTTACCAGAAGGTAGCTATGACTTCGTTATCACATCTTATCGTACGGATAAGGTAGGTGAAAACCAAAACGAGATCGTAAGGATCAATGTCAAGGCAAATGCTGTCTTGGAATCTGAGATCACCGACTCGGACTTGGATCACTGTGAGCCAACCAGAATGGAGTTCTGGGCAACTTCAAGAGCGTTAGGACAGGGCAACCCTGTGATTTCTATTAAGAAATTCCTAACCAAAACACTCGGTATGGGTGGTGCTAACTTTGGCGAGATGCTAGAGCAAAGCATAGGTCAAACATTTTCTGGTGTTGTGAAGCACGAAATGGTGGGCCGAAACAAAGACATACTACAAGCTTCTATTAAACGAATAATTAATAAGGCGGCGTAGTAATATGGGTGAGTATGCAGTACACAAGAATGTAACTTCTAAATTAATCGACGGTGCAAAGATTGCAATCGTCATGGACTATCCAACAGTTAACGAAGTTCGTTTAAATAAAATACTTGCAGGAGATTACATTCTAGGCAAGGTATGTAAACTAGCGGGGATACAGCTGGAAGAATGCATGCTCACCCACGTCTTTCAAAGACGACCAGCACAAGAAAACTTACAAAACTTTTTTCACAAGAGAAGTGAATACAAGGCTTTGTGCAAGACAACTGAGTGGCGATCACCCTATCCGTCTTCGACGATGGGGTTTCTTAAACAGGAGACGCAACCACATCTAGAAAGATTGTACAAGGAAATCAATGACGCTAAACCTAATGTTGTAATAGCACTGGGGGCAGTATCGTTGTGGGCACTAACAGGGTACGATAAGATTGGAACTTATAGAGGGGCGCTCATCTCCTCTAACACCTCACACATCAATGATGATATAAAAATAGTTCCTTCTTACGCCCTGTCTAGTGTGTCAAAAAATTATGCATTGAGATCTATATTATATTCTGATTTCAAAAAAGCAAAACAAGAATCCGAAACAAAAGAAATAAAAAACATCGAAAGAGAACTCTGGATCGAGCCGAGTATAAACGACCTAGATAAATTTAAAGAAGACTTCATAAGAAGAGATAACGCAGATCATCCTTTGGCATTTGATATTGAAACAGCAGGTGGGCGAATAACATGTATAGGGTTTGCCCCCTCATCTACCCATGCCATTGTAGTACCATTCACATATGGATACTGGAAGAAAGATGATGAAACAAAAGCGTGGAATTGGGTTAAAGATTTATTAGAAGACAAACAAATTGCAAAGGTAGCACAGAATCAATCTTACGATGTATCATGGTTAAAATATAAACAGGACATAGAAGTTAAAGGTATAGTGCATGACACGATGCATGCACAGCATTCTTTGCAACCAGAAATGGAAAAAGGTTTAGGCTTCTTAGGCTCCATATACACTAACGAGGGTGCATGGAAAACTCTAGCCAAGTTTTCTCACAGCACGAAAGCCGATGAATAGTGAAGCGACCAAATTATTTCTCTGCCAAAGATGTAGACGAGAAGTGGGAAGAACAAATAAATACAATACGTTTATGGCGTGCTGTATTAGATCAGACACTGCAAGATTTAGTTTACGAAGGTAAAGGAAAAGAAGATAAGAAGGCTCATTTATCTGCATGGGAGTGGGTGAATGATGACAACGAGGACAGTGATTTTAATTTTATCTGTGACTTAGCAGATCTAGATGGAAGAACAACTCGTCAAGAAATTTATAAACTAATGGAGAAATTTTATGGTAGTAAGTATAGAAGAAAACTTGAAAGAAGCCTTGAAGATATTAAAAGGTCCAAGAGAGAAAGAGTATGGAGACAAAAAAGAAAATCATGATAACATAGCTACACTATGGACAGCGTATCTAGGACCTACTATTACGGCACACGATGTGGCAGTCATGATGTTATTATTAAAAGTCGCAAGGACTAAATCACCTAACCCAACAAAAGATACTTATGTAGACATGGTAGGATATTCAGCTATAGCAGGAGAATTATTAAATGATAAAAGTAAGTAATAATAATTTAGATCTATCACCTTACAACGATGATCAGATCAACTGGATATATTGTGCATTAGATTGTGCTTTGACTCAAGAGATATGGGAAAAAATATCTGAAGACTTTGATGATACGACAAGGGGCACATATGATTTTGAAATAAAAAGTTTAAAGCCAGCCATGGCTATGACCTTGCGTGGCTTACGTGTTGATGAAGACAAAGTAAAAGCAATTAGAAAACCTTTACAAGAAAAAAGATTACAACTAGAAAGAATGTTACATTTGTTTTCAAGATCTGTAAATGGCAAAGACTTAAATCACAATAGTCCAGTGCAACTTAAAAAATTATTATACGAAGATCTTAACTTACCACCTGTAGTTTCATACAAGAAAGGTAAACAAAAAATATCTACGGATCGTGATGCTCTAGAATCGTTAGCAGAATCCTATCCAAGAGCAAGACCTTTTTGCAGAACTATCCTGGCGTTGCGTGACATAGATAAAAACCTTTCAGTTCTTAGCTCTAAGCGTGACACGGATGGGAGAATAAGATGTTCATACAACGTGGCAGGTACAGAGACAGGTAGATGGTCTTCAAGAGAATCACCGTGGCGTACTGGCACAAACTTACAGAACATAACAAAAGATTTACGAGAAGTATTTATACCTGATGAAGGTAACAAAATGTTTTATGCTGACTTAGAACAAGCTGAGTCTCGCGCCGTTGCATATTTGGCTGCCGATCAAAACTATATAGATGTATGTGAGAGTACAGATTTGCATACCGAAGTTGTGAAAATGGTATGGCCCAATCTAGGTTGGTCAGATGATCCCGTTCAAGACAGAGCGTTAGCTGATAAAAAATATTATTTACATCATACCTACCGTGACATATGCAAACGAGCAGGACATGGAACTAACTATGGAGTGTCACCTCACTCTTTGGCTAGACAAATAAAGATCAAAGTGTCGCAGGCTACACGATTTCAGTTGCTTTATTTTGGTGGTGTGGTATCATCCACATCTTTAGAAAGATGGCATAAACAAGATCCACAAGGTGGATACAAAGAATTAATAGATCAAGGAGAGAAGATAGGAAAAGATACACTAAAGATAAAGGGGGCATTCCCAGGCATACGAGTGTGGCATTCAGCTATACAAAGAGAGTTGCTTGAGAAAGGTAGTCTTGTCACACCTATGGGTAGACGTAGACACTTTTGGGATAGACTTAAAGATGCTTCTACTTTACGTGCGGCGATAGCTTTTGTCCCACAGTCTACGATAGGTGACTTACTTAATCTAGGATTGTGGAGAGTATACGATGAACTGAAGGACTCTGGTATAGAAGTGTTAGGTCAAGTGCATGATGCGATACTAGGCCAGTGTCATAAAGATAAGATAGATGAACTCATGCCAATGGTGCTTGAGAAAATGCACAATCCATTGACGGTCAATGGGCGTGAAATGATAATACCATCCTCTGTAGAAGTGGGTGATAACTGGAAGGACATGATAACATGGAAGAAATAAAAAAGATATATGTAGAAGATGGCATGATTGTGGTCAAAGAAAAAGATACACATACTAAATGTCACGGACTGGATATCAAAGGACCAAGTGAAATGAAATCAGATGAAGATGGAAACATTTGGATTGAGACAACAGCAGACCTGGAGAAAATCGTGAGGATACATCCAGATAAT